CGTCTGAAAAAGGTTCAGACGGCCTGAGGTCAATATCGAAAGTCAACAGAATATGAGCGCAAACAACAGCCGTCTTGTGGTTCAAAACCTGCAAAAAAGTTTCAAAAAACGCCAAGTCGTCAAAAGCTTCTCCCTTGAAATCGAAAGCGGCGAAGTCATCGGCCTGCTCGGTCCCAACGGCGCGGGTAAGACCACCAGCTTTTACATGATTGTCGGCCTGATTGCCGCCGATGCAGGCAGCGTGATGCTGGACGGACAAGAGTTGCGCCACCTGCCCATTCACGAGCGCGCCCGCCTCGGCGTCGGCTATCTGCCGCAGGAAGCCTCGATTTTCCGCAAAATGACCGTGGAACAAAATATCCGCGCCATTTTGGAAATCAGCATGAAGGACAAAAGCCGCATCGATGCCGAACTTGAAAAACTGTTGGCCGATTTGAACATCGAACGCCTGCGCAACAACCCTGCGCCGTCCTTGTCCGGTGGCGAACGCCGCCGTGTCGAAATCGCGCGCGTGTTGGCTATGCAGCCGCGTTTCATTTTGCTGGACGAACCTTTTGCCGGCGTTGACCCGATTGCCGTCATCGATATTCAGAAAATCATCGAGTTTCTCAAATCACGCGGTATCGGCGTATTGATTACCGACCACAACGTGCGCGAAACCCTCAGCATCTGCGACCGTGCCTATATCATCAGCGACGGTACTGTATTGGCTTCAGGCAAGCCGGATGATTTGGTCAATAATGAACAAGTCCGTTCGGTTTACTTGGGTGAAAATTTCAAATATTGAATGCATATTTGACGGTAATCGTAAAACCGGCTTCACACGAGGCTCTCATTTCAATTGAGGGTAGCTATAAATATTGAAATAATTACTAAGAATACAAATATAATACTGAAAAACTATCCATACACTTTGAAAAAAACACTATGTCTTCACTCGTCCTTAAACTCAAACAGACCCAGCAGCTCAACCAGCGGCTGCAGCAGTCTTTGCGCATCTTGCAGATGTCGGGTCTTGAGCTTGAGCGCAAAGTGGGAGACTGGTTGTTGGACAATCCTCTGCTTGAGCGTCCGGAAACCGATGAGTTTGCCGATAGCGGACTCAACCGTACCGTCACCATGCCGCGCTCAGGTCAGCAGTTGAGCGGCGACGATGCCGAAGATATTTGGAGCAACATCGCCGAAGAAGAGGATTTCAAACACTATCTGCATGCCCAAGTGTGCGAGCATCCGCTCTCGCAAGTGGAAGCGGCCTATGTTCATGTCTTGATTGATTTTTTGGATGAACAAGGCTACCTCACCGACAGCCTCGAAGAAATCATCGACTACACGCCGTTGGAATGGATGCTGGACGAAGAAACCCTGCAAAATGCGCTGGATGTATTGCAAACCTTTGATCCGCCCGGCGTGGCGGCGGCGGATTTGACCGAGTCGCTCATGCTGCAGTTAATGCGTTTGCCGGCTTCTCCTGCCCGACAAATGGCCGCGCATTTGGTGCAAAGTTCGCTTCAAGACTTAGGCAAAAACCGCAAACAAAATGTTCTGCGTTTCCGCAAACTCTATCCCGATACCGACAGCGAAACCATAGAAGCCGCGCTCGATATGATTGCCGAGCTCAATCCCTATCCGGCCTACGGTTTTGCCTCTGCCACGCCCACGCCTTATATTCAGCCTGACGTTTGGGTCAAAGAGGGCAAGGATGGCTGGGAAGTCATCAGCAACGAGGCGGCTTGGCCGAAGTTGCGGCTTAATCAGGAATATTGCGACCTGATGAAATCAGCGGAAGAGGGTGCACCGGAGTGGAAGGAAAAAATTAACGAAGCCAAGCAGCGTATTGATTCTTTGGAGCTGCGTAAAAGCACGGTCCTCCGCCTTGCTGAGTATATCGTCAAAAATCAGGAAGATTTTTTCATTTTCGGAGAAATCGGCCTGTCGCCAATGCTGATGAAAGATGCCGCTGCCGAATTGGGTTTGGCGGAAAGTACCATCTCGCGCGCCGCCAATCAGAAATATTTGTCTTGCCCGCGCGGCCTGTTTGCGTTACGCTATTTCTTCACACAGGCAGTGAATGCCGACGATGACGGCGAAGGGTTCAGCCAAGGCGCAATCAAAGCCGTATTGAGCCAGCTGATTGAAAGTGAAGACAGCAGCAAACCTTATTCGGACGAGACCCTCGTCAAATTATTAAAACAACGCGGCATTGAAATCGCCAGACGAACAGTCGCTAAATATAGAGAATCATTAGACATCCCACCGGCACACAAACGAAAATTTACCGAGTAGATATATTCCGATCCGTTTTGACGGACTAATCAACCGAAGGAGCTGTATCATGAATCTGAAAATCACCGGTCTGAATTTTGATGTTACCGAAGCCATCAAAAACTATGTTTCCGATAAGTTGGCACGAATCAATCGCCACGCCGACAACATCATCTCCGTGACCATTACGCTCTCGGTGGAAAAAGTCAATCAAAAAGCCGAAGCCGATGCGCATCTGGCAGGCAAAGATTTGCACGTTGAAGCGATTGAACAGGATATGTACGCCGCGATTGATGTTTTGATGGACAAACTCGACCGCGCTGTTTTGAAACATAAAGAAAAAAGCGGCGATGTCCGCAGTACTGTTAAACCTGCTGCCGAATAAAGCTTTTGTATGATAAAGGCCGTCTGAACATTCAGACNACTAGATGTTGAAACCCAATGAGATAAATATATAGGAATGATGAGATAAATGGGAAGAAGTGGGATGATGGGGGATTATGCGGGATGGAAAAAGTGAAAAAGAGTTGCAAATAGTGAAACAAAAAACGGACGGTTTTTTCTCGTCCGTTTTTTGTTGTCAGAGTCCTTTTTTGAGGGCGGCGATGGCGATGTCTAGGATTCGGCGTTCGGCGTCTGGTTGGGGTTGGTTGTTGCCGTTGATGGGGAGATAGGGGCGCGCGGGGAGGTTGGTTTTGTGGCCGCGGCCTGCTTGACCGCCGAGGTGGTGGATGGCGGCATATTTTTTGTTGCTGCCGATGCGGGCATAGTTGCTGCCGACCTGTGTGGTCAGGCTGGCGGCGAGTTGCCCGCTTTTTTGCAGGGTCTTGCCTCCCTCGTCTGCGGCGCGCCGGCTTTGTTTCCATCGCTGTCCGCCCCAACCTTCGGATTCGAAGTTTTCTTCGGTCATGGACAACAACTCGGTGGCGATGCCCCGCATCATGGCGCGGGTATTAGTGGCGTTGTTGAGCAGTGTACTTAAACCGTGGTCGAGCCGCTCTGCGTCTAATTTAATTTCAAGCATGGTCAGCCCCTCAATAATTCACGCACCCATGCCAACGATTCGGGGGTTAGGGCGTTTTTGAATCTGTCGTTACCCATCATAGTTTTTAGGGCAATGCGGGCGATGTCCGGATGGGTTACCTGTGCTTTGTCTACGGCGATTTGCGCCATGCGGGATAGCATTGATTTGCCTTGGTTGGCATTGAAGCCTGCATTTGGTGCGATAAATTTGTTATTGATACGGATGCCGGTACGCTGTGCGTAACGCTCCTCGCCGGTATAGGGATTTGAACCTATATCGACGGTAATGGTTTCAAGCGTCGGACGAGGTTGGACGCGCCCTTCTCCCGCACTGCGCGACATGGGTTTGACGCGGCACCGACAGCGGAAATCAAGCGGCGGATATAAGGTATCCCAAACAGGGTCGTCTGCGGCATAGACACGGTTGTGCATCATACGGTGGGTTTCGCGGGTGCGGCTGTCGTTGATGGCGACGTACTGCCAATAAGGGTGCGTATCGATGGAGTCCATCATTTCGGCGTAGCGACCCGCCATGTAGGCTGACTGCATATTGGTCAGATAAATGGTTTTCAGGCGGTGGGGGCTGCCGAGCTGTACGCTTTGGGTTTCGCCTTCGGGATTTTTAACTTCCTGCCTGCCCCACCAGCCTTTGCGTTGCAAGACGGGGGCGAGTTCGCGGCTGAATTCTTCCAGCGTCCGCCCTTGTTCAGCGGCATCGACGACGGCGGAATAGATGTCGGAGAGTACATCCATTTTGGCGGTTTTGGCCACCGTAAAGGCAGTGGCGTGCGCGTCGTCCAACATATCCTGCCAATCCCAAGATACGGCAATGCCTTTTTGCTTTAGATAGGCGACGGCGGCTTCCGGCGTCATGCCGAAGACGGCTTTAATATCTTGGGGGTTCATGATTTAAGCTCCTGTACCACTTCAATCCTGCCGACCAAGTCGGAAAGGAAAATCAGGCGTGCCAACTCGTTTTGTAAGGCGGTATCGTCCATATTCGGATAGGCGGCGGACAGACGGTCAAGCAGGTTCTCGGCGGTTTCTCCCTGCCTTAATTCAGCCACTAGAACGGCAGTCAGCCGTTCGCCTTGTTTATTCAGGATGCCTGTATCGGGTGCAAGTCCGTCGATGACCAAACCTGCATCCGTCAAATCGAACTCGGCAAAATCAGCAGATCTACCCTCTTGGGTTGGTTGAACTTCGTCCGCCAAGTCGCCGTCCTCAAGGCCGTATGTGCGCTGCCAGTATTGGTTGGTGAACTTGGCACCGGCATCCACCATCATCTTATCCCGTTCGGCACGCTCTCTGGTGCCGCTTTCCTCATTTTCGAACAGCACGAATTTCGGGCGGGCAACGTCTCCGAAATTTATCTCTACCACCCACTCTATCAACTGATTGAACGTTGTCTCCACGATTCGTTTGTCGCTGTCGCGGATGTCGTCCGTTACTTCCAAGCCTGCGGTCGCGCTGGCGTGGGTACTGTCTTTTTCGGTGGTTTGGTCTTGTCCGAGCAGCGCAATGCTGATTTCGGAGCGGCAATAACGGATGAGCTTGTCGTAGGCATCAATAGATGAGGCCTTGCCGCTTGCCTCGTGGATTTCGACGCTGGAATCGTTGGGGATGGTGCCGACGCTGTTGCCGATCAGGGCTTCGAGCGCGTCCATCAGCTTGTCGGTATCCTGCGGGGTATTGGAACGCGGCTCTTTACCAATCAGCCAAGGCGCGCCGTATTTTTCGGTGAACTGCATCCAGAATTTAAGGCCGCCGCGTTTGAAGGTGACCAGCCAAAAAACCAAGCCCAAATCGCCCAAACCGTAGGGGTTGAGATAATCTGCCTCGTGTGTCGGGCAGAGGAACTTATAAGGCGGGGGAACGGTATCGGTCAGTCCGTTTTGGATGTAATGCAGCTCGCCGTGGTCGTTGAAGGCGAACCATTCTTGCGGCTTGGCGATGATTTTGTCAGGCAGCCATGCAGAATCGGTACACCAAATCAGCTCAATGGGCTGGTAACCGTAAAAAACGGCGTTTAAAACGTCTTTAATCAGGCGGTAAACATCGGTTTCGGCCAACCAGCTATCGATAAAATCCCGTACATTTTTAGGGGCGTCGTCGCCCTCAAG